CCGGTGCTTACCCAACACCAATCTACGAGCATCTAATGAATGCCCGCGGTGGATACAAGGCATATGAACTAGCACAGGCAACAAAACACGACGACAAGGCACAAAAGTATCTAAAGGAATCGCTGATTAATATAATCAGCAAACTCCAATAAACTAGGAGAATGGTATGATAGATGCACTGAAAGCACTCTTTGAAAATGATGTTGTTTCGCAAGAGATCAGGGCACAGATTGAAGAAGCTTGGGAAAGCAAGGTAGTAGAAAATCGTCGCGCGGCAACTGCCGACCTACGTGAAGAATTTGCTACCAAGTACGAGCATGACAAGCAGACAATGGTAGAAGCCATTGATGCTATGCTCTCCGAGCGTCTTCAGGAAGAGATTGCAGAGTTTGCAGAAGATCGCAAACAGCTAGCAGAAGCAAAGGCAAAGTATGCAGTTGCGATGCGTGAAAATGCAAGCCTTCTAAAAGGTTTCGTTGTAGAACAATTACAAAAAGAAATCTCAGAACTACGCACAGACAAACAAGCAATGGCTGAAAACTACAGCAAGCTTGAAGAGTTTGTAGTAGAAGCCCTATCAAGCGAAATTGCAGAGTTCCACGAAGATAAGAAAGACTTAGCTGAAACAAAAGTACGACTAGTACGTGAAGCTAAATCACACTTCGCTAAAGTTAAGCGTAACTTTATCGAAAGAAGCGCTCAAGCAGTATCTGAAACAGTTGCAAAAGGTCTTAAAAGTGAGATCTCAGCACTTAAAGAAGATATTGACACAGCACGTAGAAACGACTTTGGTCGTAAAATATTTGAAGCATTTGCAGCAGAATATGGAATTTCATATCTAAATGAACATTCAGAAACTGCGAAACTTCTAAAAGTTCTTGAAACAAAAGACAAGCAACTTGTAGAAGCAAAGGCATTTGCTGCAAAAGCGAAACGTATTGCAGAATCAAAAGCAGCTGAAAAGCAAAAGCTTGAAGAATCTGTAAATAGATCAAGCACAGTACGCGAACTAATTGCTCCACTGAGCAATGAGCAGCGTGAAATTATGACAGACTTACTGGAATCAGTTCAAACTGGCAGACTACAATCTGCATTTGACAAGTATCTACCTGCGGTTATCAACGGCAAAGGTCCAGCAAAGCAGAAGGCAGTATTAGCAGAGGCAAAAGAAGTAACAGGCAACCGTGAAACAGTTTCACACACTAACGTTAGTAGTAAAGCAAATGACAATGTATTAGACATTCGTCGTCTTGCTGGATTAAATTAAGGAGATAATAATGTCAGAACTACTAGAAAGTCGCTGGCAGGATACGAAGTCAGCACTTCTCGAAGGCCTTTCAGGCAACAAAAAAGCTGTTATGGCAAGCACACTGGAAAATACTCGTAGGTATCTTTCAGAAACTGCCACAGCTGGTGCTACTTCTGCCGGTAATGTCGCAACACTTAACCGTGTTATCCTACCAGTTATTCGTCGTGTAATGCCAACAGTCATTGCAAACGAACTCGTTGGCGTACAGCCAATGACAGGACCTGTGGGTCAAATCCACACCCTACGTGTTCGCTATTCGGACTCGTTTGGATCAGGCGCCTCAGGTGCAGTAGCAGGTGAAGAAGCTCTAAGCCCATTCAAGATTGCTGAAGCATACTCAGGTAATGCTACAACTGCAAAAGCTAACCCAACTGCGGCAGCAGAAGGTACAGTCGGTAACAGACTAAGCATTCAGATCTTGAAGCAAACAGTCGAAGCTAAAACTCGTAAGCTCAGCGCACGTTGGACTTTCGAAGCTGCACAAGACGCACAGTCACAGCATGGCATCGACGTAGAAGCAGAAATCATGGCAGCACTTGCTCAAGAGATTACTGCTGAAATCGACCAAGAAGTACTTAATTCTTTAAGTTCACTTGCTGGCACTTATCAGACTTATGATCAGGCTTCTGTAAGTGGTACTGCTACATTCGTTGGTGACGAGCACGCAGCACTTGCTGTTCAAATCAACCGTGTAAGCAACTTGATTGCACAGCGTACACGTCGTGGTGCTGGTAACTGGGCAGTTGTATCGCCATTCGCGCTTACAATTCTTCAGTCAGCTACTACTTCAGCGTTTGCTCGTACAACTGAAGGTACTTTTGAAGCACCAACTAACACTAAGATGGTTGGTACTCTAAACAATGCGATGAAAGTATATGTTAACACATATGCAGCCGATGACTCAGCAGTACTCATCGGTTACAAAGGTTCATCAGAATCAGATGCGGCGGCATTCTACTGCCCATACATCCCACTGATGAGCTCAGGTGTTGTGCTTGATCCGAATACTTTCGAACCAGTTGTTAGCTTCATGACTCGTTATGGTTATGTAGAACTAACTAACACTGCGTCGTCGCTCGGTAACGCAAGTGACTACCTAGGTAAGGTTGGCATTACTTCAGGTAATGTAAGCTTCCAGTAATAGGTAGTTTAGTTTAAATAAAATAGGCCCTACGGGGCCTATTTTTATGACTTGACAATTTTTGATAAATACTTTTGTCAAATATAGGTGCCTACCTAAGCAGTAGGACTTATGCGGATATCCACCGCGTAGACCCTAGAACGGCAATGATTAAACAAAGGAGAAATAATCATGGGAAGACCATTAAGAAAAGACATAAACGGTATTGATGTAATTAGATCTTTCGGCACAACAGTTAGCGATTCAAATGCTGGTATTAGACTAAGCGGTTTCTTTGCTGCAGACAGTGATCTTAACACAGATTACATGATCATCAAACAACGTGGCGCAAAAACATTTATCGTACTAAGTGAAGCGAACGATAGCTTTGTAGATGGCGAAAGTATTAAAGGTCCAACATCTACCTTTTTTAGAACAGGCACACTGGTAGAAACTACACCAAACGCAGAAGGTGAGATTCAGATGCTGGGAACTCTAAACGATGGTTCTGCAGAAGTTGCTATTTCTAAGATTACTAAGCGTGTAGCAACAGATTTTAGTGGTAACAAATATACTTGGGTAATGTCACAATATGACGATTCAACAGGTGATCAGATTCTACTAACAGCAATCTAATAATAGGGGGAGAAATCCCCCTATTTTAAGGAAATATAAATGTCAAGATTTGTAAATGTACCCAATGGCAATTTTTTTGTAACCGTACAACAGGGCGGCCAAATAAGATTGAACACTGGTCCCGAGCAGGGACAGGTTATCATTTCTGGAGACTTGATTGTTGAAGGCAATACCACAACTGTAGAATCAGAAGACCTTGCAATTAGAGATAATATTATTGTAGTCAACAGCGGCGAAACCGGTGCTGGCATTACTCTTGACGAAGCAGGATTGAGAATCGATCGAGGAACATTCTCCGACGGATATTTTTTGTTTAGTGAGAACATAACTTGGAGAGATCCAAATACCGAAACAACGAAAACAGGCGGATTTGTTTTTAGAGACAATGAAGGCGCACTTGTAGGTATCAGAACAAACAGCATCTCAACTGGCGGCGGCGATCTTTATCTTATAAACAGTGGCACTGGTGTACTAAGTGTTACTGGTACTACAGATTACGAAAAACAAGTGTTTTCATATTCAGGCAGTACTATCACAGGAAACGTAATCGACGACGACGTTATTCCTAACACACGATCAATTGTAGATTATATTGACTTCCAGTTTGCTAACGTGTTTCTTCCGCAGATCGGCGACGGCGAAATTACTATTTCAAGTATAACTGTGGTTGATGAAGAATCAAGCGGTGTCGACAGTGTAATTAACTTTGCTATCGACGGAGTAACTGTAAGTCAACTGTTTAGAGATCGTTGGGAATTTGATGAAATAAGAATTGCTGGTACTACTATTGAAACACTGACCAGCGACACTGATTTAATACTAAAGTCTTCAGGCACTGGTAATATCAGAGTAGACGATGTACTACATATCAACAGTGTACCAGGTGATGATGATCCCAGTACTAGTCCAAGCTTTCCTAGTGATGGTGCAAAAATTTATACTGCAAACGAGAGTACAGGAAAGACTGGAATTTATTTCGCAAATGCTAACCAAACTCGAGATGAATTAGTAAGTAAAAACAGAGCATTACTTTTTGGAATGTTATTTTAAGGATACGAAATGGCTATTGTAAACGCACAACTTAGAACTACCAATGTAAACATACTAGATCCAACTGGCGCAGTAGCAGCACCTTTCACAGGCGGCGTGCCGGAAGGCAAGAGTTATGCTATTACTAACATTTTAGTTTGTAACAGTTCGCTATCAGCCGCCGCTAGTTTTGATATGCACTTAGTACCTTATGGCGAAACACTAAGCAATGCTGTTACTGTAGTTGTAAGAAACTTAGAACTGCCACCCGGTGAAACATTTACATTTGATTCAGAACGCATTGTTTTAGAGCAGGGTGACAAAATTATATTTGTAGCAGAACCAGATTTAGGCAGTGGTCTAACTAATCTAGCAGCCACAGTGAGCTATTTGGAAGTATAATATGAGATTACTCAAAGCACAGAATACTAATCTTAGAAACATCTACGGTAAAGGTGTAAAGTATGACTACGACGATCAAGTCATAGCAGATAGTGGTCGTGCTTTGCTAGTCCCAAAAGGCGTAGAATCAGTTAGACCAGGTGAAGTAGGAATTGCAACATCAGCAACAGAAGGTCATGTGAGATATAACACTACCACTGGTCAGCTAGAAGCATATCAAAATGGTGCTTGGCGCAATGTAAGATTCAAAGAACCAAATCAAGATCCCGGCATCGTTGTACAAAATCTAGGCAATGGCGATGCTACTGAAACTGTGTTTGGCGAACTCAACAGTGGCGACACTGATTTTCCTGTTCCTGCCGCAGCACAAAATATATTAGTATTTGTTGAAAACGTTTATCAACTTCCAGTAACAAACTATAACATTAGACAAACAGCACAGGTTAATACAACAGGACCAAACGCACCTTATACCGAAACAGATACAGGATGGTGGATTGAATTTACCAGTTCTGTACCTTTAGGAAAACCTGTAACAGTAATTCACAACTTTGACAAATAAATACTGTGTAAGGGAGTAGTCTATGGCACAGTTAGGGCGTATATCAGGCGGCGTATTACAGGACAATCTACTACGTCAAGGTTCAAATCTCAATTTTAAAAACACAAC